CGGCTGAAGGGGGACAGGACTAATTGGAGCGGGGCCGTTGCCGGGATTAGGCGGGATTGAACGGGATTTTGCGGGGCGAAAGGGCGGAAATCCGGGGCGTGCGGATGTCCGGGGCAAAATTGGCGATCGGCGCGCTGTGTCTATAGCGGTGGTTAATTTAGGCAGCGGTGTGACAGGTCCATTTGAAGTCGGGGCGATCCGAGAAGGCGGGCGCCTTAGAGGCCTCCAAGACGCTTCTTAGGCGCGGAAATGCGGGCTCTTAGGAAAACGGGCATGGCGCCCGACCTTGCGCCAAACACATTAAATCCTGTGTTCGGTGCCATCGCGAACCGGGCGCAAATCTGCCCGGTTCGGAAATTGGCAAATATCGCGGATTTGCGGGCGGCGCGCGCGATCGACAGCTAAGACGCGGGTGCAGAACTGGGTCAGTTTTTCCGGATGATGAATCGGTGTATGAGCTGGCCATGCCCAGGCCCATCAAACCCGCCCTTGAGCGAGTCGCTCGCACCCTTTGCAGCCGCGCCGGCCATCCGGAGAATATCCAGTTCGAGGGCAAGCCGATGTGGCAAAGCTATCTGGCGGATGCCCATGCAGCCCTGGTCGCGATCCGGGTGCCTAGCGCAGCGATGATGCAGGCCGCGGCTAAGCGGCGAGGCGAGACCATTGAGACCATCTATACAGCGATGATCGACGCAGCACTGCTGGACTAGTAGACCAGAAGGCTGCGGAAAGGCGTGGGAGAATGGGCCATGGCATCGGGGACGAATGATACCAGCACCGCATCGGGCAAGGGAGCATATTGGCTGCTCGCATTTTTGGCCGTGGCTATCGTGGCCGCGATTGCTCTGCCTAAATTGACTGGAACTTCAGCTGAGGGAGCGAACGTCGAGATCGTCAAGCGCGAGCTGCGCGACCCTTATTCTGCTCAGTTCTCTGAAATGCAGACCAACGGTGGCATTACTTGCGGCTTAGTCAACTCGAAGAACCTTATGGGTGCTTACACAGGCGTCCGCCTATTCGTCGTCGAAAATGGCACGGCATATATCGGGACGGAAGGCTTTGAGCGCTCAGCGAAACTAGATGGCGTGTGCTCGACAACGGCAATCACCGATGCACTTAATGCCGCATTGCGTGATGGCAGCCTCTAAGGTCAGTTCACGACTGTCACATCCTTGCGTTCCATGCCGTCTTTAACGGCATCGAAGCTTTCTCTGTCGACGATTTGCAAATCAGCGCGACCGCTCATAAACCCCGACTTGACCTGACACCGCACATAGCGAATTTCCCCAGGGCCCACATTGACCTCGACGCTCGCAGTCTTGTTCGTGAGGATATATCGGCCCGGCGCAACGCTCCATTCTGCGTATTTTCCGCGGCCCAATTCCACAAGTTCATTGCCATGATATCGGATGGGGCAAGCCACAGCTGCGCCCCAGACGCTGCCGCCCCGAAACATCAGGATCGAGCCAGCAACAGGCGGCTCACCGTCTAATCGCGTGTCCTGCGCGACTGCCGGTGACGCGAGCAAGGCAGCAAAGCCAATGAAGCGTAGCATATCGATCCCTTTCATTCGACCAGGCGGAGCTGCGCGCGGAGTGGCGGCGGGATCGCCGCGTCGTCGGCAGGCAGTTCTATCCAGACCCACCGTTCCAATATGTCGGCCGGGACCGTCAGATAGACGGCCATCGATCCGCGGTCCCGCGATGCATCGCCACGACGCAACGCATCCCCTTCGACCTGCTCCTTTGACCAGCGCCAGGGGCCGACGCGACGGCGGAAATAGGCCAAGGCATATTGACGCGCCCTCTCCGTTCGCACAGCCGGTCGGTTCCGATTTGCCGTCGACCCTTCCACGATTGCCCCCCTTCCCCCGAATCGGTTACCCGGGAAAATAGAACATCGCGAGAACAACGACAAATCACACCATTAACCCTTGCCCTTAAAGCGGTCGCGCAAACTGCCCAACAATGCGCGCGACGGGCACGTGCTGATCATCCTCGTTGCCAATGTCGCGCGGCAGAATTGCCGGATTGTCGCTGCCGTCATCACGCAGGGCAAAGCGCGCGATCGTAACGCCGCCGTTTACGCGAAACAGATAGTGGACGCCGTGGATCATGCGTTCACCCGGTCGATGATCCTTGCAGAAAAGCATGGTTCCTGGCTCGATATCTAACGCCTCGTAGCGCGATGGCGCCGCCGCCACCCATAATCCCGAGTTTTCGCCCAGGCTGGAATAGAGCCAATCCTTGCGTATCTTTGTGGTGACGATCGGAGCCAGCTTGCCCAGTTCGTCAATCTCAAAGACCGAATACTCCGGCACGTCCACCCAATCGGCATCGTTTGCGTCGACCAACTGCGGCGGACTGGGTGCCCCTCCTCGGCCATCAATCAAGAACTCGACCGTGGTTTCGAGCGCACGAGCAATTTTCACCGCATTGTCCGCTCGCGAAATGCCACGCTGGACATAATCACTCAGCGTACTAGCCGGAATTCCGGTCTTTCCTGACAGCCATCCGAAATCTCGTCCTCCCAATAGCTCGACAATGCGCTTTCCGACCGAATTTTCGGTTTGAACGGATTGACGGCGCCGTCTCTTAACTATATCCGAGTTTTCGTTACGAACTTTCGGGCTTATCATAATGACACTCGCTCAAATGCACCGGGAAGACATCAAGGCCGAGCTTCGCAAGAGGTATGGCACAATCCGACAATTCGAAATCGTCCACGATCTTTCGCGGGGCGCAGTCCATGAAGTCCTCCGAAATCGTCGCTGGGCTAAGGTAGAACGGGCCATTGAGCAGGCTCTCGGCGTCGCTCCGAATCTATCCGAAAAAACGGATAGCAAACGAAAGAGCGGAACGCACCGTCTAAGTGCGGAGGCCAAATAGGCATGGCCTCTCAACCGAAGAACGCCGCGCCAGTCGTCGACCAAGTGATCGAACTGGACCCCGCAACAATCGACGTAACGGGCAGGGTCGGACTTTTCTATCCGGAGAAGGCCGAGGCCTATGCCGCGCTGATCGCGCGGGACGGGCAGCGCACGCCCATCGTCGTTCGCAGCAACGGCAACCGGGCGAAGTTGCCCTGGACGCTCGTCGCAGGGCTCCATCGCCATGCGGCCTGCGCGATGGCTGATCTGCCGATCCGCGCGATCGTGGTCGAAGGCGATGCCGACGAGCTGCGTGCTATTCAGGCGAGCGAAAACCTCGACCGCCGCGAGTTGTTGCCGCTGGAACGGGCGATGTTCGTGGCTGCCGTGGCCGACGCGGCCAAAAAGCGCGCCTACACGCTCCATGGCGTCGACAATGACAAGGCGCTTGCAGCGAAGGCGAAAGCTGCGACGGTCAAAATGACCGCTGCAAAACGTGTTGATCAAATTCAGTTCACCTCGGTCGAGAAGGCCGACGCGGAGGCCGAATTTGCAGGCGACATGCTGTCGTCTGCATATAGCTGGAACGACGCTACCGCTGCCGCAAGCGGCATGGGCGTCGAAAGCCTCAAGCGCTCGCTCCGCATCTACCGCATCATCGTCGAGCCGAACCGCGACCTGATGGACGCGCTCAAAAACCATGCGGTCGCAGGCAATGCCAGCGCGCTGCTGGCGATCTGCGGCAAAGGCAACGACCCGGCGAACGTCCGCGCGATCGTCGAATGGCTGATCGCCCATCCCGACGCGAAGACGGCGGACGAAGCGATGGTCGCGCTGGAGCTGATGCCCAGCCGAGGCGGCACTGGCGCGCCCGCGACGGGGGACACGAAGTTCCTCAATGGCCTGCAATCGAACCTCCAGCGCCTGTCGCTGAACGGGCAGCGGCGCGCGGCCGACGTGATCGCGCAGTCGATCGCGCCCTCCGCGCTGACCGCGGTGCGCGACGCCATTTCGGCGCGGATCGCGGCGATGGAGGCCGACCAATCCAGCAAGGGAGAGACGAAATGACCGAGCAATCGGAAGGATGGCGAGCGGGCGATCTGGCTATGTGCCTCAACCGCATCGGCTGGTGGGAAGAGCGCGAGTATGGCGCAGTCGACGGGCCTGTGCTCGATCAGGTCCTGCGCGTCGCGTGCGCCTATCCCGGCCTTGGCCTGGAGTTCGACGAATTTCCCGATCAAATTTGGCGGGAAGACCAATTTCGCCGCATCAACCCCGACTATAGCCCCGCCGACGATGCCGAAATCGTCGCCCTGATCAAGCGCGCCAGCGTGAGGGCGCGGGCATGAGCGATCCGGTCGCCTATCTGCAATATCGCATCCGCATCCTGCCCAACCAGCTCGCGGCCGCGCGGGCGCGGGTCGCGCAGCTGGAACGCGAAGCGATCCGCTATGGCTTCATGGACATGCTGGCGGGCGCGCCCGACGCGTGGCGCTATGACCCGGCGTCGATCGTCGACAGCGATCCCGTTCTTCGCACCTATGCCGCGCCCGAATGGTGCGAGTTGGGCGAGGACGGGCAGGCATGGGTTGCCGCCATCATCCGCGAAACGCTGGCCCGCGCGGGCCGCACCGACCTTCCCCCCAGTTCCGGCCTTCCCCCTCTCGGCCGGAACGGCGCCGTGCGTGTTGCCCCCACGCACGGCGCCCATGGCGGGGAGCGCTGACTATGGCGCACATGCTGATCAACATCGCGTTCGTCGCGATCGGGCTTGTCGGGATGGGCGTCATTGTCGCTTCGCTGCGGGGGGCATTGTGATGGGCAATCTTCGTCTCGCGCCCGCCAATTTGACGCCGCAGCGCGTCGATGCGCTGATTTCGGCGCTGGATGCTCATGACGGTGTCGCGCTGCTCCGCCAGATCGGCCTGTCGGCGAGCGAGATCGCGACGATCCGGCGCATCGCGCGGCAACAGGGCGTGAAGCCGCTCTATGTCGCGACGACGCTGCTCAGCGCCGCCATCGAAGCGGTGAAGGCGCAGGCCTGATGGCGAAGGCGCGCGCCACCAACCAGCTTGCCTTTGCGTTCGACCTGCCACGGCCGGCGACGCATCCGGCAGCGCTGGCGGGGTCGGACGCGCGCACGGCGCGGATGGTCGGCGAGATATTGAACAGCGACCCGCGCGCCCGCGAAGTGATCGCAGCCGAGATGAGCGTCCTGCTGGACGATCAGGTCAGCAAGGCGATGCTCGATGCGTGGTCGGCGCCGGGAAAGGACGCGCACAATATCAGTTGGTCGCGGCTGCGCGCGCTGATCCTCGTCACCAATCGTTTCGACCTGCTCGATCGCGACCTGCGCGAGATCGGCGCGGCGGTGCTGGTCGGCGAGGAAATCCACACGGCCCGGCTGGGCCATCTGAAATCGAAGATAGCCGAGCTGACCGCCGAGTTGAAGGCGGTCGAGCGCATGGCCGCACCAATCGTAAGAGGGAGAGACAAATGCTGATGCCGAACAAGCTGTGGTTCACGGCGAAGGAACTGGCGGAGCTGGAGCTTGTGGGCCTGCCGCGCCGCAAGCGCGATATCAACCGGCTGGCCGAGGACGAGAATTGGGCGGTCGCGGTGAGCGACAGCGGAGCCCTGCTCGCGCGGCGCAATTCGGGCCGGGGCGGCGGGTTTCAATATCATGTGTCGCTGCTGCCCGCCGCGGCGCGCGCCGATCTGGTCCAGCGCGGTCTGGCGGGCGGCGTGGAAGCGGCCGAGTCTGGGAGCTGCAACGACGCATCGAACCTGTGGCACTGGCTGGGGCGGCAGCCCGACAGTGTGCGCGCCGAAGCGCAGCGCCGCGCGAGCATCATCGCGTGCATCGAGATGTTCGAGAGCGCGGGCATGTCGCGGTCGGCGGCGATCGCGGCGGTCGCGAAGTCCGAAAGCCTGAGCGCGGGGACGCTGTGGAACTGGCTGCGGCTGGTGAACGGCGTGCCCGCGACCGAACGCCTGCCCCTGCTGGCGCCGCGCCGCGCGGGCGGCGGGGTGGAGGCCGAAGTGGATGCGACGATCTGGCAGGAGTTGCTGTCAGACTATCTCCGCCTGTCGGGGCCGAGCTGGTCGACCTGCTATCAGCGAGCGCTGGGCAAGGCGAAGGCGCGCGGGATCGCATTGCCGCATTCGCGGACGCTGTGGCGCAAGTTCCAGAAGGAAGTCCCCGAGCAAGTCGCGACGCTGCGCCGCAAGGGCGAAGAGGCGCTGCGCAATATGTTGCCTGCGCAAATCCGGTCGGTCGCCGACCTGCACGCGATGGAGCTGGTGAACATCGACGGGCACCGCTGCGACGTGTTCGTGAAGATGCCTGACGGGCGGATCATCCGCCCGACGATGATCGCGATCCAGGACGTCTATTCGCGCAAGTTCCTGTCGTGGCGCTTTGCCGAGAGCGAGGACATGGTGACGGCGCGGCTGGTCTTTGCCGACCTGTTCGCGAAGTGGGGCATCCCGAAGGGACTGCTGACCGACAACGGTCGCGCGTTCGCGTCGAAATGGCTGACGGGCGGCGCGAAGACCCGGTTCCGCTTCAAGATACGCGATGAAGACCCGACCGGGCTGTTGGTCGCGCTGGGCATCACGATCCACTGGGCGAAGCCGTATCGCGGGCAGTCGAAGCCGATCGAACGCGGGTTTCGCGACCTGTGCGACGCGATCGCCAAGCATCCGGCATTCGAGGGCGCCTACACCGGCAACAAGCCCGACGCGAAGCCCGAGAATTACGGCACCAAGGCGGTCGATTTCGCGACGTTCGAGCGCGTGTGGAACGCGGGCATGGACGCGCACAACCGCAAGCTGGGACGGCGGAGCGAGATGGCGATGGGCCGGATGAGCTTCGATCAGGTGTTCGAGGAAAGCTATGCCCGCTCGCCGGTCGGCAAGGCGACCGAAGAGCAGCTTCGCATGGCGCTTCTCGCGGCCGATCAGGTCCGCACCGATCGCAAGACAGGCGCGATCACGCTGGCGGGCAACCGCTATTGGACGCCCGAGCTGAGCGATATCGCCGGGCAGCCGGTCACGGTCCGCTTCGATCCAGAGCAGCTTCACGCGCCGGTCCATGTCTATGATCGCGCGGGGCGGTTCCTGGCGACGGCGCCGGTTTGGGAAGCGACCGGCTTCCTCGACATGGCGGCGGCGAAGAAGCGCCAGCGGCTGGAGCGGAACTGGAAGAAATCGGCCAAGGAAGCCGCCGCCGCGCTCGATCTGCTCAGCGCCGACGAACTGGTGGCGCGGGTTCCCGATTACGAGCCCGAGGGCGCGGCACCGAAGCCCGGCGCAGTGCGGATGGTGCACCGTCGCGGGCAGACCGTCGCGCAGCTCAAGGCGGTTTCGCAGGCCGCTGAGAACCCCCTGAAAACCCCCCAGGCAGATGCGACGATCGACCGCTTTGCACGAGCGGCCGAGCGGCACCTGCGCGCGATCGACTAAGAGGAGAGAGACGTTGAACAACCCCGATGATTTTCCGGTCGATGAAGCCGAAATCCGCGAGTGGCTGAACGATCGCCGAGCGACCACCGGCCTGTCATGGAGGGCGCTGTCCGAGGAAAGCGGCATCTCGCAAGGCACGCTCTCCACCTGGGGCCCGGGCACCTATGCCGGGAACGGGCAGAATATCGCGAAGAAGGTTTTCAAATATCGGCAGATGCTGGAGAGCCAGGCGGCGCGCGCGGCGGATGCCGACAGCGCGGGACTTGGCAAGGCACCGACCTATATCCGGACGCCGACCGGCGCGCGGCTGCGCGGGTTGATGGTCACCGCGCACAGCGGGCAGATGACTTATGCGGCGACCGGGCCGGGGACCGGCAAGACGATGGAGGCGCAGAATTACTGCGCCAGCGCGTCGAACGCCTTCATGGTCACGATGAAGCCGACGACGAAAACGCTTACGGCAATGCTGGGCGAAGTCATCCGCGCGATGGGCGGTCGATCGGGGACGAGCTGGGCGCGGCAGATGTCCGCCCAGGTGATCGACATGGTCAAGGGACGCCCCTGCCTGCTGATCGTCGATGAAGCGAACTATCTGGAGTTCGAGGCGCTGGAGGAACTGCGCGCGTGGCACGATATCGCCGGGCTGGGCATTTGCCTGCTCGGCAACGAAGAGCTGCATGCGACGATTCGCGGATCGGTGCGCACGGGACGACACAGCTTTGCCCGTCTCAACCGCCGCATCGCCATGAGCCACGTCCAGGACATGCCGCTCGACGGCGATATCGAAGCCTATCTGGACGCCTGGGGCATCGAGAATGCCGAACAGCGCGCGCTGCTGCTGCGGGTCGGCCGCACCGCCGGAACGGGCGGGCTTGGCGAGATCAGCCAGATCATCAGCAATGCGTCGCTGCTCGCGCTCGAAGACGGGCAGTCGCTGTCGCACGGCCATTTGCGCGAGGCGATGGCCGCGCGCGCCACGAGCCATCTGCGGCTCGCTTCCTGACCTTTCACCCCGAGGAGAATGACATGACCGACGCCACCACCACTGTTGCCCCCGCGGCGAGCCCTGCCGTCGTCGAAGTTGCGGGCAAGCGCTACATGCACGATGCCAAGGCCAATCTCGTGCCGGTCGAGACGATCCGGCCCGCCGACATGCTGATGGACGAAACCGTCCGCAAAATCACCGGCTTTGCCCGCGACCTGTCGGCGCAGATCGCGCGCTTCAAGGGGCACACGTTCGAGGACGTCAACGGGCTCCAGGCGCTGATCGCGCAGGAATATGGCGCGAGCATCGGCGGCAAGAAGGGGAATATCACCCTCTCGACCTTTGACGGGTGCCAGAAGGTGCAGGTGCAGGTCGCCGACCTGCTGGAGTTCGGCCCCGAGCTTCAGGTCGCCAAGGCGCTGATCGACGAATGCCTGTCGGAATGGGCGGCGGACAGCCGCGTCGAGCTGCGCGCGCTGGTGAACCGCGTGTTCAATGTCGACAAGGAAGGCCAGATCAACCGGGCCGGGCTGTTCATGCTGCTGCGCGTCCAGATCGAGGACGAGCGCTGGCAGAAGGCGATGAAGGCGATCAGCGACGGCATCCGCGTGATCGGGTCGCGCACCTATGTCCGCTTCTATGAGCGCACCGCGCCCGATGCGCCGTGGCGGGCGATCAGCATCGATCTGGCGGCGGTGTGATGGGCGCGCGCGTCGTCCCGAGCCCGGCGCTTCGTGCCGCTGCCGCCGCCCACCGGCGAGGTGACGCCCGTGCGTCTCCGCGCGGGCTGGCGGCGGTCGCCAGCGATATGCCCCGCAACTCGGCGGTTCCGGTCTTTGTCCTGGGGCGGGCGAACCGTTGCCCCGACTGTCACGGCGAGGCCTTCACGGTCCGCCGCATCACCGCCGAATGCGCGGGATGCGGCCTGCCGCTGGCGATCGTCGATCTACGGAGGATCATTTGATGGATTTGCGGCACGTGAAGAACGCGCGGCATCGGCGCGGCGGCGACAGCCTGCATGCGAGCGAGCGCATGGTGATGGATATGTTCGAAGCCGGCGCGACGCGCGCGAAGATCGAGGCCACCACCGGGTTCAAGCGCAAGACGATCGAGACGATCATCAGCCGCCTTCGCGTGACGGCGCATGATCCCTGGAAGCGCGATGCGATTATCGGTAGCGCCGCGCTGCTCTCCGCGCTCCGCCGTGTTCACCCTGATCGGTGCGGGGCGGCGTCGTGAGCGCCGCGATCAAGATGATCCATGTCGCCAAGCGCGAACTGGGGATGAACGACGATGATTATCGCGTCGTCCTCGGCCGCGCGACGCGCGGGGCGACGACGTCGCTGCGCGCAATGACCGACGGGCAGCTCCAGGACGTGATCGGCGAGATGAAGGCGCTGGGCTTTGTCCCGACCTCTTCGAGCGCGTCGAGCCGCAAGGTCAGGGGTCCGTTCGCGCCCAAGCTGCTCGCGCTGTGGCTGTCGGGCTGGAACCTTGGCGTCTTCCACAGCCAGGAGGAACGGGCGCTGATCCATTTCGTCGAGCGACAGACGGGTATCGCGCATGTCCAATGGCTGCGCGACCCGCGCGACGCGGCAAAGGCGATCGACGGGCTCAAGCTGTGGATCGCGCGAGAGGCCGGCGTCGAGTGGCCCAAGTCGGCCGCCGCGACGGGCCGCGAATATAAGGTCGCGGTGATCGCGGCGCAGCATCGGCTGCTTGGCCTGGGCGACGTCTATCGCGACAGCGCGGCGAACAGCGACGCGCAGCTCGACAAGATCATCGCGGCGCTGGGCGCGCGGATCAGGGCGGCGAAGGACTGAGCGATGGTCGCCTACAGCTTCAAAGCTCAGTTTGCAGAACCGATCGTCAGTGGTGCGAAGCGTCAAACCATTCGGGGCGATCGGCGACGGCACGCCCGTCCAGGTGAAGCGCTCCAGCTCTATACCGCTATGCGGACCAAACATTGCCGGAAGCTGCTAACGCCCGATCCGATCTGCGTCGACGTTCGACCCGTCACGATCGGGATTGGTGCTCGCAATCCCATGATCATCACCGACATCGAAATCGACGGCGTTTCTCTCGCCGCCGATGAGATCGAGGCGTTTGCAGTTGCGGATGGCTTTGGCGGTTCGCTCGCGGATGGTTTCGCCCGTCGGCGGATGGGCGAGTTCTGGCTCAAGAGCCACGGATGGAACCTCTTCGTCGGCGTCGTCATCCGCTGGGTGCCAAGCCGGTGAACCGCGGAACGTCCAATCGCGCCGAGGCGCTGCACCGGCATCGCGTGATCTTCGCTTATGCGATCGAGCACGGTCTGTCGCTAGCGGACGCAGAGAGGGCGCTGGTGCGGCTTGCGTGGAAGGCCGTGAACGAGCGGCTGCGGGTCGTGCGTGCCGGCGGCCGGCGCTGTGGCCGAAGGCATGCCGCTGCGGTCGTCGACGCTGTCGAGGCGCACGGCCGGGCGCTGGGGCTGGAACTGCCGGCGTCGGCGCGGACCGACGATGCGCCGTGGATGATGCGCGACTGATGACCACGTTGCCGCCTATCCTGGCAGAGATTGCCGACGTTGCCGGCGAAGAGGCGGCGCTGACGCTGGCGCAGGCGCGCGGCGGCACGCAGGTCTATATTCCGGCGCGGCCGGCGCCGGATCATTGGATATCGAAGCTGATCGGGCACGCGGCCGCGCTGCGCGTCTGCGATCGGCTGACGGCCGGGCGCGGCATCCGCGTCGACCTGCCGCTGGGGCCGACCGGCCGCAATGCGACGGTTCGGGCGATCCAGGTGCTTGCCGATCGCATGATCATTGCTGAGCGGTCCGAACGTGACATCGCCCAGGCCACCGGTTACACGACGCGGCAGGTCCGGCGTCGCCGCGCGCGCATCCGCGACGATCGCCAGATGAACCTCCTATAAGCGCCTTCTGATCGGTTGCGCAGGACGCATGTCCGGGGCGCGTCGATCCCTCATCACAGCCTAGCCCCATCCTCGACCCGGCGCGCACTTCGCGCCGTTCGGTTTCGAGGAGATCAGCCATGCGAATGCGGAATTTGGGACTGAGTTTGCTTTCGGTGCTGTTCGCGATGCCCGCGATGCCCGCAATGGCTGCGGCACCCGCGATCCGAACGTCGGGCCCTTTCATCGACGAATATGCTCGCCTGTTCGGCTCGCGTCATTCGCATCCCGGATACCGCAGCCGCGGCAAGCCCGCGCGCCGCCGCGCCCGCCCGAACCGCCTGCATATCAGCCGCCGCGTCCGCCGCGCGCATCGCCGGAGCAAGGCGGCATGAAGACGGTCGAGCAACTGATCGCCGAGGTCATCGACCGCGAGGGCGCCTATGTGAACCACCCCGCCGATCGGGGCGGGCCGACATGCTGGGGCATCACCGAAGCGGTGGCGCGCGAGAACGGCTACCAGGGGCCGATGCGCAACCTGCCGCGCGAGGAAGCGGCGAAAATCTATCGCAAGCTCTATTGGCAGCGTCCCGGTTTCGACAAGGTCGCAACGCGGGCGCCGATGGTCGCGGCCGAACTGTTCGACACCGGCATCAACATGGGCATCGGGGTCGCGGCCGGTTTCCTCCAGCGCGCGCTGAACGGGCTCAATCGCGAGGGCCGCGACTATCCCGACATTGCGGTCGATCGCGCGGTCGGCCCGCGCACGCTGGGCGCGCTCGACGGCTATCTGAAGGTGCGCGGCCGGGTCGGCGAAGCGGTGCTGGTGAGCGCGCTCGATGCGCTCCAGGGCGAGCGGTATATCGCGCTCGCGGAGGCGCGGAAGAGCCAGGAAGCTTTCCTCTATGGCTGGCTGGCCAACCGCCTCGGCAACGCGCGATGAGCATCGTCGGCTCGCGTCTCGTCGCTCGCCTATGGTGGGTGTTCCCTATCGCCGCGCTGCTTGCCTGGGCGCTGATCCTGCGCGCCGAGCGTGACGCGGTCACGGCCGACCTCGCCGCCGAGCAGAACGCGCATGCGGCGACGGTCGCCTCCTACAAGGCAGCGACCGCCACCGCGCGCATCCTGGACGCGCAGAACAAGCAACTCACCGAGCGGCTGCAATCCGAAGAAACGAGGAGAATATCCGATGCCTATGACGCGCGCATTGCCGACGCTCGCGTTCGCGCTGCTGTTGCCGGGCTGCGTACCGAAACCGCCGCAGCCGATTCCGGCAGTCGCGGAGGCGCGCCAGTGCCCGGCGTTTCCGACCCCGCCCGCGGCGCTGATGGAGCGGCCTGCGAAGCTGGACTTCCTGCCCTCAGCACCGCCGACGCGCTGATCGCGACCGAACAGGCGATCCAGCTCGATGCGCTGATCGACTGGGTCGAGGCGCAATCGCGCGTCTGGTCGGCGACGCAGCAACCCCCGGAAAAGGACGAGCGACATGACTGACGGCGGCGTGAAGGCGTGGTGGAAATCGAAGACGATATGGGCCGCGGTCGGCGTCTTTCTGGTTTCGATCCTGCCCGAGCTGGGGATCGGCGTGTCGAGCGACGACGCGGCCGGCCTGGGCGGCGCGATCGGCAACATCGTGGCCGGCGCGCTCGCGCTGATCGCGATCGTCGGCCGGTGGCGTGCCAGCCAGCGGATCGGGGCGCCCGGTCCGGACGGCGATCGCTGATGCGCAATTCTGGAAATCGCGCGGTCGAGCATGCGGAAGCGATGGTCGACCTGGAGCGCGACACGGCAGTCGCCGGCATCCGGCGCGGGTTGACCGCGCCGGGCTCGGCGAGCTGCTGCGATTGCGGCGAGGACATATCGCCCGAGCGTCGGGCGGCGATGCCGTCGGCGCGGCGGTGCGCGAACTGTCAGCAACGCCGCGACCGCGTGGCAAAGCGGGGGTGGTGATGGATTTGGTGCTTTTCACCCAGTGGGCCGGCGCGATCGGGCTGGCGCTGGGCATCATCAACATGGCGTGGAACCTCGCGGGTCGCGCGGCGAAGCCGGTCGCCGACAAGCTGAAGGGCATCGACGATCGCCTCAACAATTACCGCGTCGACCTGATCGCCCACGATCGGCGCATCCAGGACGTGGAGAACGAGCTGAAGCATCAGCCGACCTCCAACCAGGTGACGGACCTGCGCGTGACCGCCGAGCGGCTCGACGGGCACGTCAAGCGGCTGGACGAGACGGTCAACTCGCTCGCTCACACGGTGCGCCGGATCGACGACTATCTGCGGGAAAAGGGCTGATGAGCTACGACGGCGACTATGTTGCGCGCGATGCGCGCTTTTTCATTCTGCGCGCGCTGACCGAGGAAATCGACGGGCAGTCGAACAGCATCAATCTTCGACGGGTGCTCGATGCGCAGGGCATCAGGCGCGATCCCGACTGGATCGTGACGCAGATCAACAAGCTGGGCGAGCTTGGCGCCGTCAAGGTGACGATGGCCGAGACGATCGCGATCGCTCGCATCACCACGGCCGGGCGCCTGCACGTCGACGAGCGGTCGGTGATCGCGGGGATCAGCCGGCCTTCGGATATCGTCTGACATGGCGTCGGGCGCGAACCCGGATCGCAAGGAAGCCCGCGGCCGGCTGTCGTCGATCGACTTGCTTCCCGAAGAAGCCGAGCCCGACATCGTCTGGGCTTCCGAGCAGCTTCGCGAGCGGACGATGCCCGCGAACATGATCCTGGTCGAGTTCAACGCCCGCCTTGCCGATCGCGGGATCGCACCGATCAGCAAGTCGGCCTGGGGACGATATTCGGTGCGCAAGGCGCTTCAGTTCCGCAAGCTGAACGAGGTCCAGGGCATTGCGCGCGAACTGGTGTCGTCGCTCGGCACCGATCGGGCCGACGATGTCACGGTGATGGTGGCGGAGCTGGTGAAGCTCCAGGCGTTCCAACTGCTCGAGGGCGGCGACCAGAGCAGCAAGGGGATCATGGAGATTTCGCGCGCGGTATCCTCGGCCGTCGCCGCGCAGCGCGGCTCGGAAGAATATCGGCGGCGGCTGGAGCAGCGCGTCGCCGCCCAGGTTAGCGCCGCCGCCGATCGGGTCGAACAGGTCGCTCGCGAGGCGGGGCTCAGCGCAGAACGCGCGCTTGAAATGCGCCGCGCCTATCTCGGGATCAAGCCGAAGCCGACATCGCCGGCGCCGGACAACGGTGACGCATGATTGTCGCGCCGGCCCTGACTGATGCCCTGCCCACCGCGAACCAGGCGCCGCCGCGTTCGCTGATCGACGCCTATGTTCTGAGCGGCATTCCCGCCGCCGACCTCGACCCGCTCGCCGACGGCATTCTGATGGAGCATCAGAAAGAATGGGTCGAGGACCAGTCGGACCTGAAGATCGCCCGAAAGGGGCGGCGGACGGGCTTCACCTTCGCCGAAGCGCTCGATTCGACGATCATCGCCGCAACCGCGAAGAGCGCCGGGGGCGATAGCACCTACTATATCGGCGACACCAAAGAGAAGGGACTGGAGTTTATCGCGACCTGCGCGGGCTTTGCGCGTCACGTCGCCAAGGAATTGCTCGCGGTCGACGAGTTCCTGTTCGACGACGTTCAGCCGGACGGGTCGACGAAGCAGATCGCGGCCTATCGGATCAAGTTCGCGTCGGGCAACGTCATCGTGGCGCTGTCGAGCAACCCGGCGAACATTCGCGGCCTTCAGGGGCGCGTCGTCATCGACGAAGCGGCGTTCCATCGCAATGTCGCCGCCGTGATCGACGCCTGCAACGCCTTGCTGATCTGGGGCGGCGTGATCCGGATCATCTCGACCCACAACGGCGCGCTGAATCCGTTCAACGAGCTGATCAAGGAAACCGAGGCCGGGCAATATGACTATAAAATCCACACGGCGACGTTCGACGATGCCGTAGCAAACGGCCTTTACGAGCGCGTCTGTCAGAAGCGCGGATGGACCCCGACAGTCAAAGGCAAGGCGGAATGGTACCTCAAAATCCGGCGTTCCTACGGCAGCCGGGTCGAGGCGATGCGCGAGGAGTTGGACGCGATCCCGCGCGAAGGCGACGGCGTGCTGTTGCCGCTTGCCTGGATCGAAGCGTGCAGCACCGACGAATATAAGGTGCTCCGCTGGGAGCCGCCGTTCCCCGGCTTCGTCGATATGCCCGAGGCCGCCCGCCGCGGCGAAATGCTGATGTGGCTGATGCGCAACGTGATGCCGATCATCGCGCGGTTCGGCAACCAGGCGCTGGAGTGGTTCGTCGGTGGCGACTTCGCGATGCGACAGGACCGCAGCGCCTTTCCGTTCGGCTACGTCGGGCAGGATTTGAAACGGCACGTCCCGTTCCTCGTCGAACTGCGCGAGTGCCCATACGACCAGCAAAAGCAGGCGCTGTTCTGGATTGTCGAGCAGCTTGAAACGATCGGCACCTTCGGCGGCGGCGTGCTCGATGCGAACGGCAACGGGATGGTGCTCGCCCAGGAGAGCCGACAGAAATTCGGCGGCGAGCGGATCGTCGAGCTGATGCCTTCGGCGCCGTGGCTGCGCGAACATACGCCCCGGTTCCGTGCGTCATTCGAGGATCGCACGATGCTGATCCCCGCCGACAAGGATGTCCGCGACGACTGCCGCCAGTTCCAGATCATCGGCGGCGTCGCGCGGATGCCACAGCATGTCCGCACCGAAGGAACGGACGGCGGCAAGCGCCACGGCGACGCGGGCGTTGCGCTTCTCAATTTCCATGCGGCGACAATGCGCGGCGGCGGCCAGCGCTGGCGCCCGCTGGTCGACGCGCCCGCGCCCCCTTCGAAACTCGACCAGGATTGGATACCGGCATGATCGGCCGCTTCGTCAAAGCCGTCCGCGCGACACTCGACAATTTCCGGCATGGGGGCATGTCGCCCTTCTTTGGGGGTCTGCTGCGCCGCACGCGGTTCGACTATCGCAAGGAGGTAGGCGACTGCCTGGACGCGTCGGTGGTTATGGCGCCAGTGCAATGGGTGCAGCGCGCGCTGCCCGAAGCCACGCTGATGGTGCGCGGGCGCAATCGCAAGGGCGATATCGAGGAGATGCCCGAGCACCCGATGCTGGCGCTTATCCAGACGCCCAACCCCTATTACGGCGATATCGTGCTGTGGTGGGGCTACGTGCTGAGCATGATCCTCGACGGCAATGCCTATTGGCTGATTGTACGCGACGGCGTCGGCCGGCCCGCCGAGCTTTGGTATATCCCGCACTGGATGCTGGAGCCCAAGTGGCCGGCGGACGGCAGCGTGTTCATTTCGCATTATCTCTATACGCCGGGCGGCGGCGCCGGGTCGATGGAGATCGCGCCCGAGGACGTGATCCACTTTCGCCACGGCATCAACCCGCGCAATCCGCGCAAGGGGCTGGCGCCGATCGACCCTGTGCTGCGCGAAATCTTCATGGACCTGGAGAGCAGCAATTTCGTGTCGGCGCTGCTCCGCAACATGGGTGTGCCGGGGATCGTCATCAGCCCGAAGGGCGGCGCGATGCCGAACGCCGCCGACGTCGAATCGACGAAGGCCTATGTCGCCGCGCAGTTCAGCGGCGACGGCCGGGGGCGTCCGCTCGTCCTGGGCGCGCCGACCGAGGTCAGTGCGTTCGGCTTCAATCCGCAGATGATGGACACGGGCGGCGCGCGCGACGTTGCCGAGGAACGGGTCTGCGCGGCGATCGGCATTCCCGCCGCCGTCGTCGGCTTCGGCGCCGGGCTTCAGCAGACGAAGGTCGGCGCGACGATGGAGCAGCTGGGCAAGCAGGCATGGCAGAACGGCGTGCTACCGCTTTGCCGCCTCGCCGCCGATGAGCTGAAGCGGTCGCTGCTGCATCAGTTCGGCGCCCAGAAGAAGGCCGTTCTCGATGTCTATTTCGACACGTCGGCCGTGCCGGCGATGCAGGAGGACGAGGACGCCAAGGCCAAGCGCTGGATGGAAATATTCGAAGCGGGCATGGTGCAGCTGTATGAGGCGCGCGAAGCGCTCGGCATCGATGCCGACGACAGCCACCGCTTCTACGTGCGCAAGATATCGATGATCGAGGTTCCGGCCGACGGCGTGCGGCTGGCGCTGCCTGCCCCCGATCCGGCAAAGGAGCGCGGAGCAAAGCACGAAGGCCATGAACATGGGGGCCGGCGCGCCAGTCAGGACGCCTATCGTCGCGGCGCCGCCTTTGCGCTGATCGTGCAGCGACAGGAAAGCGGTTTGCGAGCGGCCTTTGAGAAGCCTCTCATCGCCTTCTTCGGGCGCCTCGGGAAAGCCGCGGGCGACGTGGCGGCCGACCTGTTGGCGGCAGAGCTGGGGAAGGCGCGCCGGGGCGCCAAGGGCGACGAGCTGCTTGTCGAGATGATCCTCGACCGGCTGGGCATTCCGAAATGGGCGAGCGACCTGCGCAAGCTCTACGAGGCGCATTATCACGAGGTCGCAAAGTCGATGGCGGCGGCCGGCGAAGCCGCAGGCCTGGGCGCATCGATGCCCGACCAGGTCGCGCAGTCGATCATCGCCGCGGGCGGGCGGCGCGCGGGCATCCTCGACCTGGAAGGCCAGACGCGTGCGGCGCTGTTCGAATCGCTGGCCGAAGGACGCGCCGCGGGCGAAGGCGCCGAGCAGCTCGCGGCGCGCATCCTGCCGCAGGTCGACGGCGGCCCATGGCTGAGCGCCGAGACGCGGGCGCGCGTGATCGCGCGGACCGAGACGAAATATGCGCAGAACATATCGACGATCGAGCGCGGCCGCGCGGCCGGCGTCTCGACCTTCATCGTGTTCGACGGGCGGCTCGGGCCGGGCCGGTCGCTGCTGACCCACATCGCGCGCGACGGATCGATCGTCTCGGCAGCCGAGGCGGTCGCAATGGCCGAGGCCGAGCATCCGAACGGCACGCTGAGCTTTGCCCCTAACTTCGAAGAGGACGAATGATGCACTTCAAGAGCATGGCCATCACGGCAATGGACGCGGCCGGCAAGGGGCTGGCCGAACTGGCGACGCTGTCGGCGATCGACAGCGACGGTGACACCTACGAGCCCGGCGCCTTCAGTTGGAAGGAAGGCGGGCACCAATGGGCGATGATGCAGCCGGCGCACGATCGCCGGAAGATGCCCTTCGGCAAGGCGCGCGTCTATGAAGATGGCGACAAGGCCTATGCCGAGCTGCACCTGAACCTGAAGACCGAAGCCGGGCGCGAGTGGCACCAGGCGCTGCTGTTCGATTTCGAGGTCGGCAAGCCGGTGCAGGAATGGTCGTTCGGCTATGAAGCCGAGTTTACCTATCGCGTCACCAGCGGCAGCCGCATCCGCGTGCTGAGCAAGGTCGACGTCGACGAGGTGTCGCCGGTGCTGCGCGGCGCCGGTGTCGGGACAAGGACGATCGCGATCAAAGGGGCGAAGCTGCGCGACGACAATTTTGCCGGCCTGATCGCCGACCTCGGCGAAATGGCGTCGGCGATCGACGCCAGTCCCGACGCGGTATCGGCGACCGGGTTCAAGCAACTAGGCGAGATCCGCGATGCGATCGACCGCGTAGTCGCGGCCGCCAAGTCGGGAGCGGGATCTGACGGCGTGGTGTCAGACCTGGACGCGGCGAAGGCGGCCGTCGCGAGCGACACGGCGCTGACCCATTTCCTGCTCTATCAGCAAGCCCGGCGGGGTCGGCGCATTTGATCCGTGCGCAGGGCGCGCCACGGGGGCGCGAGGACGCGATCCGGGACACGTGCCGCCCTTCGCTGCCCGAAGCGCTGCAATCGCCTTCTTAGCGCTTCTTTGGAGCATATAGATCGGCCTGCCTCACCCTTCATTGCGAACGGTGCGGCAGGCCGGTTGTCATGGGGCCGGTCGATCGGTTAGACCGGCACCTCATCCCGCATCGTTGTCACCGCCTGCGACCGGACACATGTCCGGGGCGCATGCCCCTTCGCGCTGCTGCCACATGGGCCGGACCCCTCGCCTTCCGCGGGGGCAGGTTTTCCGACCCATAGGGAGCAGCAGCGATGACGGTGAAGAGTTTGAACCTCAAGGACGCGCGCGAGAAGGCGCAGAAGCTTCACGACGACATGGGCGTGATCTTCGGCCAGGCCAAGACCGGCGACGGCCAATATGATTACAACAAGGTCGATTTCTTCGGTCCCGAGGTGAAGGGCTCGATCCCGGTCGCCGAGAAGGTCATGCAGATGACCAGCGAGCTGAACGAAGTGATGGTTCACGTCGAGACGCTGGAGGCTGCCGACAATGCCGCCAAGGCGCATGCCGATCGCTCGAAGGCCCGACGCGGCTTCGCGCTGCCGGGCGGCGGCACGAAGGACGATGGCCGCCCGCGCCTGATCAAGTCGCTCGGCGAGCTGGTCGCCGAGGACAAGCTCTACCTCGACTGGGCGGCCAAGGGCGCGAAGGGCCAGATCGACCTCAGCTATGATGACGTGTGGGCGACCGACGTGCTGGCGATGGCGGCTGGCGGCGGTGACACGATCGGTTCGAAGGCGCTGATGACGACGGCGGCGGGCTACGCGCCGGAATCGATCCGCCTTCCCGGTTTCGTCGAGCATGTGTCGCGCCCGATCGAGCTGATCGACATCATCCCGACCTCGCGGACGGGAGGGAACGCGGTCACCTATATGGAGGAGATGACGCGCGTCCACGCCGCGGCCGAGATCGCCGAGGGCGGGGCTTACCCCGAGTCCGAGTTCATCTTCACCGAGCGGTCCAGCCCGGTCCGCAAGATCGGCGACAGCCTGCCCGTCACCGACGAGCAGCTTGAGGACGTGCCGTTCATGGGCAGCTACATCAACGGGCGTATCACCTTCGGCTGTCGCCAGCGGCTCGACAAGCAGGCGCTGGTTGGTGATGGCCTGGGGTCGAATCTGCGCGGGCTGAAGGACACGCCCGGCATCCAGGTGCAGGCCCGAGGCGGCGATCCGGTGCCTGACGTCTTTTATCGCATGATGACCAAAATCCGCATGAACGGACAGGCGGTCCCGACGCACCACGTCATGCATCCGCTGGACTGGGAGGGCATCCGCCTGTTGCGCACCGCGGACGGCATTTATGTCTTCGGGCATCCGAGCGAAGCCGGCCCCGATCGCCTGTGGGGCCTGGGCGTGGCGCAAAACTCGGCAGACGCCAAGGGCACCGGCTATACCGGGTCGTTCCAGCGGCCGTGGATCAACCTCGTCGAGCGCCGCGGCGTCGATGTGCAGATCGGCTACGTCAACGACCAGTTCAAGAAGGGCCAGCGCACGGTGCGCGGCGATCTGCGCACTGCGCTTGTCGTCTTCCGCCCGCCCGCCTTCTGCCAGGGCACCGGCCTCGGCGGCTAACCGATCCCGATCGGCGGGAAAGCTGGTCCCTTGTCCCGCGGGTCGGACCGGCCGGGCGCGCTTCACTCTCTCGGCGCGCCCGGCCGGACATTCAGCCTTCAGGAGATAGCGCATGAAGATTTCCGGTTCCCAGCCGCGCGTGCGGACCTGCCACCTTGGCGAGGCCGCGCTCGGCGCGAACGCCTCCATCCTCGCCGACACGGCGATGGACGCGGCCGACCCCACGATCCTGACCGTCGACGAGATCGGCGGACAGCCTGACTTGCCGCGCAACCTGACGGTCAAGGGCAACGACGCCAACGTTGCCGGCAACGTCGAAGTGTCGGGCACAAACGTCTTCGGCGAGCTGATCACCGAGACGATCGCGCTCGCGGGCGTCGCTGTCGTCGCCGGCAGCAAGGCGTTCGCGACGGTGCATCAAATCCAGCTCCCCAAATATGCCGCGGCCGCGACCGAGCGGGTGCGGGTCGGGACCGGCGCCAAGCTGGGCCTGCCGCTGCTGCTGTGGCGCGACACGGTGCTGGCCGCTTTCCGCGACGGCGCGCGCGAGGCGAACCGGCCGACCGTCGCCGTGAGCGCGGACGCGGTGGAGAGCAACACGGTGACGCTCAGCTCCGCGCTGGATGGGTCGCCGGTCGTCGTCGACCTCTACGAAACCCACTGAAAGGAAAAGCCGATGTATGCCAAGGAACGCCTCTATCTGACCGCCGACCGCAAGGCGCTGGTCCCTGAAGGCGACAAGCGCGCCGCCTCGCTCTACGCGGCGGTCGGCCATGAAATCCCCGACAGCGCCGCGGCGCTGTTCGGCCTGGTCGACGGCAAGCTCGGCGCCGCGAGCCCGACCGGCGAGAAGGATGGCGGCAATGGCGCCGACAAGGAAAAGGCACCCGGCCAGGACAAGGAAAAGACGCCCGGTCAGGACAAGCAGGCTGGGACGAAGGATACGGACCGCGCGGCAGCCGGCGACGACCTGACGCAGGTCAAGTTCATCGGCACGACATCGGCGAAGGCGCTGATCGCGGCCGGCATCACCAGCTATGCGCATCTCGCGGCGATCGATCCGGCGAACCCGCCCAAGGTCAAGGGCATGGGCGCGCAGGCAAACTGGAGCGGTATCGTCGCTTCGGCGATCGAGCTGCACGAGGCCGGCCCCGACGCGGATGCCGACAAGCAGGATGGAGCTGCCGAGGGGGCCGGTGGGGCCGACAGCGGCGCGGATCAGAAGGACGGCTGATCCATGGCGCTGCTCGACCGGGTCAAGGAACGCAGCGGGTCGGACCTGTCCGATACCGAACTGCAAGCGGTGATCGACGCGAACATCGCGACGCTGACCGCGCGCCTTGGCCCGGCCGGGCCGGTCACGGTCGAGCTGGGCGACCTGTCGGACCCGCACAGCCGCATGCTTGCGACCCTGCGTATCACGCCGCCGATCGCGACCGGCGAGGCCGTGACGATCGTCGAACTCGATCCCGGCAACAGCGGCGCCGAGGCGGCGGAGCGCGAACTCGACGCGGCCGATTATAGAATCCTGCACGCTGGCCGGACGCTGCAACGGTTGACGGGCGGGCCGAACGGCCGAACCTATTGGGCGCCGCTGGTGCGGCTGACCTACACGCCGCAGGGCGCCGCGCCCGCCGAGCGCGACGAGGCCGTCATCAAGCTGTGCCTGATCGACCTGTCCTATCGCGGCGGGCTGAAGAGCGAGCGGGCCGGCGATTACAGTTTCACGCTGAGCGGCGATCCCCAGGCGGACCGCAAGGCGATCATCGACGCGCTGGTGCCCGACACCGGGATGATGCTGGCATGAAGGGCGCCAGAAAAGCACGCGCGCAACGTCGGCGGCTCCAGAGGAGCAAATGCCAGCATGACGCTGGGGTTCAAGGTGAAAGGAACGAAACGTGACGGAGCAAATGGTCGATAGCGCCAGTGATGACCGCGTGGCGAACAACGTCATGCGGCACGAATATCGTGTTCTCAGCGATACCGAGAAGGCGCAGATGAAAGCCGTAAAGGACGCCGGGGCGTCGTTCGTTGCCCTTCTCGGCGACATCGGTCCCGGTCGCGAGACGGCGCTCGCGCGAACCAAGATCGAGGAAGCCGTCATGTGGGCGGTCAAGGCGCTCACGGCCTGATACCATGATCGCTGCCGAACGTGACTTAGCTGGCGCTCCGGCGATCCGCCGTGCTGCGGATTTCGTTCATGGCGACCGCATCCGGCTGTCCCGCGATTGGGGGCCGGGTCCGCGTGCGTTCGTCCTGGGACATAACCCTGCGCGGGCCGACGCAGATGCGGATGACATGACTGTGCGTTGGATGATCGCGTGGTTTTATCTGTTCGGATTTGGCGGTTTTGACCTGGGCAACCTCTATCCGTTCGTCACGGCCGATCCCGCCGAATGCAGGCGCCGCGCGAACTGGGCGGCGACGAACGACTGGCATGCGCGCGACCAACTGCTGTTCGTCAACCTTCCCGCCGTCATCGATATGGCAAAGGAGGCTGATCAGGTCTTTGTCTGCTTCGGTGCAATCGCGCGCGACTGGGACTGGGTCGAACATGTGATCGAGCAAATTCAGTCGGGTGTCGAACCATATCCTGATCTTTGGTGCTGGGGGAAAACGAAAGGCGGCGCGCCCAAGCATCCGATGGCGCGCGGCGCCCATCGCATAGCGCGCGATCAGAAGCCGCTTCTTTGGAGGGCCGCATGATCGGCCGTCGCCTGACCATGATCGCTTATGTCGAGCGCAATAGCGTGACGGGCAAGGACGCCTGGAACATGCCGCTGGCGCCGAATTTCCAGCCACTCGCGCAGGTGCGGTGCTTCGCGTGGGTGCCAAAGGCCGGCGTCGATATCGTTGACGGGCAGAAGGTCGCGACGCGCCAGGACGTGCGGATGATGTTCGCGCTCGGCATCGACCTGCGCGCGGACGACCAGATCGCGAAGATCACCGACCGCAAGGGCGCCGTGCTCCATCGCGGCCCGCTGCGCATCGAGGGGCAGGTCGAGTTCAAGCACAACCATCAAGAGGTGGCGCTGGTGAGGGTCGCGGGATGACTAGCAAGAGCCTCACCTGGACCGGCGATGCCGTGATCGAGAAAATGCGGCGGGCGGAGATCGTCGGCGTCAATGCGACGATGGGCGCGGCGGTCAAACATGCCAAGGCCAACCACCCATGGAAGAATCGCACCGGCATCCTTGAGGGCGCGATCAATATCCTCGGCTACGCCGCGCCGACCGGGACAGGCGTCGAGGGACATTGGGGCGTCAACGATGCAGTCCAGGCGCGCATCCTCGAACTCGGCGGCGTGATCAAGCCGAAGAATGCCAAGGCACTGGCGATCCCCGATGGCGAGGGCGGTGTGCGCTATGTCGCGTCGGTCACGATCCCGGCCTATCCCTACCTGCGGCCAGCCGGCGACGAAGAATATCCGGCGCTGATCCAGCGCATTCGCCGCGCCTACGAAAAGGAAGGCGGCGATCCCGCCGATGTGCAGGGACAGATCACGGCGGGAGGCGGCGATGTCTGATCCGCTTGGCGCCCTGGTCGCCGCATTGCTTGCCGACGCCCCGACTGCGGCGATCGCGGGGACCGACGTCTTTGGAGGCGAACTGTCGCCCGACGTGCTCGCCCGCATGCCGACGTCGGCCATCCTGCTGGTGCCGTCGGGCGGGGTTTCGTTGACGGGCGGCAGCGGCGCCGAGGTCGACGGCCAGCGCGTTGACCTGTTCGCCTTTGCCGGGACCCCCGGCGACGCCAACCGGCTGCGCGCGACGGCCGCGCGGCGCCTGCAAATGATCGAGCGCGAGGTGTTCGCCGGCACGCTGATCCACTGGGTCAACCGGGCGGGCGGCTTTGCCCTGGCGCGCGATCGAGACGGCCAATGGCCGCAAGCCTTCCAATCCTTCCAGGTCTTTTACTCGTTCAAGGAGATCGAATAATGGCACAGCCCTATGAAATCGTCGCCGGTCCGCTGACCATCTGGCTCGCCCCCGTGGGCACGGCCTTTCCCCTGATCGATGCCGATCCCGCCGAGGCGTGGAAGATGGTCGGCACGTCGGGGGCGCGCAATTTCTCCAACGATGGAGTCTCGGTGCAGCTCAGCCAGACGATCGGCGAGGCGCGCCCGGCCGGCGCGCTGGGGCCGGTCAAGGCATGGCGCACCGAAGAGGATGCGCTGTTCGGCGTCACGCTGTGGGACAACAGCCTGGAGCAATATACGCACGCGCTGAACGGCGTGGAGCCGAAGACCGTCGCGGCCGGGATCGGATCGGCCGGCTACAAGAAGCTCGGCCTTTCGCGCGGCCAGACGGTCAAGACCTATGCGTTCCTGGCACGGGGCGCCTCGCCCTACGCCGACGACATGATCGCGCAGTTCGAAGTCCCGCACTGCTACCAGTCGGGCAGCCCCAATTCGACGTGGAACAAGGGCGTTCCGGTCGGCTTGCAGCTCCAGTGGAAGGCGCTGGAAGACCTGAACGCGACCAGCGAGGACGAGCGGTTCGGCCGGCTGCTGGCGCAGCACCAGACGGCGCTGCCGGCCGGCGGCGGGGGCTGACGACCGGACGCACGTCCGGGGCGCGGGGGTGAAGCAGGCCGGACATGGTCCGGCCAACCCCTTTCCATCATGGCGCAGGAGCATGTCATGGCCGACGAGCCGCTGCTCGACCTCGATACGCTGATCGTCCGCCCGGCGATCGTGATCGACGGCGAACGATACGAAATCCTCCATCCCGACGAAATGTCGGTGCTGGCCTCGCACCGGATCGGCCGGCGCGGCAAGCGGATCGACGAATTGACGGTGTCGCCGGAAGACGGCGCCGCCGGCGAACTGGACGAGCTGGTCGACACGGTGGCGCGCGAGGTCGCGGTGGGCGTACCGGCGACGGTGTTCGAGAAGCTGAGCGGCACGCACAAGCTGGCGATCGTCGATGTTTTTACCGGGCTCCTGATGCGCAGCAAGCTGGGCGTGGCGGGAGCGATGGCGAAAGCCCTGAACCAGCTACCGATTGGGGAGAAGCCATCCCCCGCCTACAGCGCTTCTTCGGCGGCCGGCCCGACTGGTGGCTGGTGGACGCGCCTGCGGCGCTGGTTCGGGCGTATCTGAAAATGCTGCCCCGGCTGGAAGCCGAGGAACGATTGTCGACGATCGATGCGATCGCGCTGGGCATGGGCGCGTTCGAGCCCAGCGACGCGCGCGAGATGATCGCGCGGCTGCGCGATGCCGTCACGCCCGATCGCCCGCGTGCGCGGCCCCGCGCCCAGCCGGCCGATCTGGCGGCCGCGGGCTTCGGCTATCGCATCGTGCCGCCGACGAACGGAGGCGGCGATGGCTGAAGCGCTAGGCCAAGCCCTCCTCTATCTGCGCACCGACGACCAGGGGCTCGATGCCGGCATCAACAATGCCAGGGGCAAGAGCGAGGGGCTGGGCCGCACATTCGACCAGACGTCGGGCAAGGCCGACGGGCTGGGCAAGGCGATGGACCGTGCCGGGACGAGCGCCAAGCGCTTCGGGACCGAGCAGGCGAAGGTGACGGCGGTGTCGGGCGCGCAGCGCGCCGGCATGCAGCAGCTTTCGATGCAGCTCAACGACGTCGCTACCATGTATTCGCTGGGCGCGCGGCCGATGCAGATTTTCGCGTCGCAGGGCGGTCAGGTCATGCAGGCGGTGCAGTTGATGACGGGCGGGACAAGCCGCCTTGCCGCCTTCCTGGGCGGCCCGTGGGGGCTCGCCTGTTCGACCGCCGCTATCGTCCTGGTGCCGTTGATCGGCAATCTGCTGAGCACCGACGATGCGGCGACCAAGGCGAAGGATTCGACGCTCGATTTCACGCGGGTGCTCGATTTCCGCAAGATGTCGGTCATCGAGTTCAAGGACGCGATCGACAAGCTGAACGAATCGACGAAGAGCCTGATGAACACGCAGGCCATCGCGCTCGATAACCAGGCGCTCAACGCGCAGAAGGCGGTCGCGGAAGCGCAGCGGCGCCTTGCGATGATCGACCGCGCGATCGCGATGGGCGGCGACGTCGGAGCCGTGGCGGCGGGCGCGCGGCCGGCGGCGCTGGCGGACCTGGAGAAAGCGCGTCGATCGCTCGACGAAACGCGCGCCGAGCTTCAATCGCGCGCCATTGAGGAGAGCATCGACCGATCGAAGGGCGAGCGCGCCGAGATCGAGCGGCAGCTCGCCCGCCTGAAGGAACTGAACGCGGAGAGCCGGGCGATCGACCGGATGAACCCGACGGCGCGGGCGTTCGCCATCCGGCAGAAGGGCGACAGCTATATTTCGGAGGAGGAATATCAGCGGCGCACGCGCGGGCTCCAGCAAAAGCTTTATGACAGCAGCAACCAGCGGGCATCGTCGCCCTCGTCATCGCGCGAGGCGAGCGTCGGCGACATGGTCGCGCTGCTGAAGCAGCTTTTTCCCGGCGCGGTCGTAACCGCCACGACCAACGGCCGGCACGTCAAGGGGTCGGACCATTATGCCGGCCGCGCGATCGACTTCGTGCCCAAGGGCGGCATGGGGCAATATTCGACGGCCGATGTCGAGCAGATGCTCGAAGCAGCCGGCGTAACGATCCGGCGCAACGCCAAGGGGACCAAGCAGATTTTCGGTCCCGGCCGATCGGCGAGCAAGCCGGGCGACCATGACGATCATTTCCACTTCGCCTGGAGCGGCAGCGCGTCGCCCGAGGAAGCGCAGCGAAAGGCGGAGCAGGCGGCGGAGCAGAAGCGGCGCGAGGAGGAAAGAGAGGCCCGGCGCGTCGAGCGATATAACCGCGACCTTGCAGGATTGCAGGATGCCGCGCTCGACCTTCAGGCGAAACTCGCCGACACCGCCGACGAGCGTTACCGGCTGGAGCGCGAAGGGCTGGAAATCAGCATCGCCGAGCAGAAGCGGCGCATCGAGGCCAGCGCCGAATATACCGAAGCCGAAAAGGCGAAGTTGCTCGCGGCGTTGGAGCTGAAGGCGGGGATGGAGCGCGAGCTGCTCGAAAGGCGGCGCGCGGAAGAGCTGGCGCGCCAGCAGCTCGAAATCTCCCAAGCACTGCTCGGCAACCGGCGCGATATCCTGCAAGCTGAATTGCGTCTTGCCGATACACGCAAGGAGCGCCGCGCGATCGAACTGCGGCTGCTCGACCTCAGCTACGAGCAGGAAAAGGCGGCGCTGGACGCGGTCCTCGCGAGCAAGCAATCGACGGATGCGCAGAAAGCGATCGCGCGCGCCCGGCTCGACGTTCTCGCCCAGTTGAAGGCGGGCGATCGCAAGGCTCTCGACCGGGAATATGAAAGCCCGATCGAACGCTATCGCCGCGATATTGCCGGCGTCGGCAACAACATCAACGACGAAATGGAGCGGATCGCGGTCGACGGGCTCGATACGCTCGAGGACCGGCTCGCCAACGTCGCCTTCCGCGCCAAGTCGCTTGCCGGCGTGTTCAAGAATGTCGCCGACCAGATCATCGCCGAGCTGATGCGTATCGCGATCCGGCAAGCAATTATCGGCCCGATCCTCGGGCTCGTCGGCGGCTTCTTCGGCGGCGGCGGTGCCGGCGACGCGATCGGCAACACGCTGGGCGGCGTGAAAGGCGGTTTCAAGAATGCGGGCATGTTCGCCGAAGGCGGGCTGATCCCGACCGGATCGTTCGGGATCGTCGGCGAGGCCGGCCCCGAACCGATCTTCGCCACGGCGGGCGGCATCGGCGTGCTGCCTAATTCGGCGCTGCGCAGCCTGTCGGACGGCTGGGCGGGAGCAGGCGGCGCGAATGTGTCGATCGCGATCCCGATCGACGCGACGGGCGCCGACCCGGCCGCGCTGGGCCGCGTGCAGGCGAGCGTCGACCGGCTGCGCGCCGAACTGCCCGGCACCATCATCAAGACGATGCAGGATGCGGGCGACCGGCGCATCGTCAACACGGGGAAATGGCGATGATGGCGCCGCTGCCTTTTCCCGACCTGCCGGCCGGGGTCGCGCGGGTGTCGCTGGAGATCGACCGGGTCGATTATGGCGCGCCCGAGACGAGCGGACGGCAAGGCGGCGTGCAGGCCGGATGGCCGCTGTGGGTCGCCCGGTTCGAACTGGACGAGGTCGACGCGGAGACGGCCGACATGTGGCGCGCCTTCGTCACGCGGCTGCGCGGGCGGCAGCGGCTGTTCGTGGGCCACGACACCGCCCGGCCCTATCCGCTGGCAGCGCGGCGCGGCTTTGCCGGGCTGGCCCGCGCGGGTGGCGGCGCGTTCGACGGCGCCGCGCTGTCGTGGGCGCAGGATATCGACGCCGACGGCAATGCGGCGATCGCGCTGACCGGCTTGCCCGCCAACCTGCCGCTGACGCGCGGGGACTATATCGGCTGGCGCTGGACGGCGGCGGGATCGCCGGGCGGAAGTTTCGACCGGCGCGCGCTGGCGCGGGTGGTGGTGCCGGCCATCGCCTCGGGCGCCGGCGCGATCACGGTGACGTGCGAGCCGCCGATCGACACGCGCGTCGTGCCGGCCGGGGCGGTCGCGCACCTCGACAAGCCCGCGGCGCTGTTCCGGCAGGTGCCCGACAAGAGCGATATCGGCGTGATCGCGCGCGGCAGCACGCTGTCGGGCGCGACGATGATCGCGGCGCAGGACCTGCGGCCATGAAGACGATCGCGCCCGCAGCGCTGCAAGCGATGGCCGACGGCACGGCGATCGTCACCGGCGCGATCGAGATAGCGGCGGTGCCGCCGATCCGCGTGTGGGGCGGGCACGGGCCGATCACGTTCGACGGCCGGGATTTCGAGCCGGTCGCCGACCGTGGGCTTGTCCAGGTTGCGGGCGGCGCGCTGGGCGGCGCGGCGCAGAGCATCACCCTGACGCTGTCCGGCATCGAGCCCGAGGTGCTGGAGCTGCTGGATGCCGACGAAGTGGCGCAGGCGCCCGGAACGCTGTGGCGGTGCATCTTCGCCGGCGACGGGCACACTATGCTGGATGCGCATGTGTGGGCGCGCGGGCGGCTCGACGAACTGGCGCAGGAAGAAGAAGTCGGCGGCGCAGCGCTGATCCAGGCGGCGCTGGAGACGGCGGCGCGAGGGCTCGGCCGGCGCGGCGGTCGGATGCGCACCGACGCCGACCAGCGGCTGGTGAAGGCGAACGACGGCTTTTTTCGCAACGTCGCCTTCGCCGGCGAGAAGACGCTTTACTGGGGCGGGCGCAAGCCGACGACGGCGGCGAGCGCGGTCGGGGGCGCGGTCGGCGGCAGCGGCCGATCGGCGGAGTGGCAAAATGTCCGCGAGCTGTAGCCCGGCGCGCAATGTCGCGGCGCTGATCGAATTGCTCGACGCGCGCATCGACACTCCGTTCGGGTGGCGGGGAAAGCGCGATTGCGCGCATTTCGCGGACGCGGCGATCGCGGCGCAGAGCGGCGTCAGCATCATCGGCGAGCTGCGGTGGAACAGCCGGCGCCAGGCGTTGGCGGTGATCGAAGCGGAAGGCAGCCTGGAAGCGGCGATGGATCGGCGCCTGTGGCGCGTGCCGCCCGCGCTGGCGCAGCGGGGCGACATCGCCGGTGTGCCCGATCCGGCGCTGGGCATCCGGTTGATGGTGGTCGAAGGCGCGACGCTGGTCGGGCCGGGAAGCGTCGGACTGGAGCGGCAGTCGCGATCGGTGATGACGATCGCGTGGGACACGATGTCAGCGAGACGGCCGGATGAGTAAGGTCGTCAAGGTCATTGTCGGCGTGGCGGCGATCGCGGTCGGCGCCCTCGTGCCCGGCATGCAGTTCCTTATCGGCGCTGGCATTTCGATGGTCGGCAGCGCCTTGCTTCAGCCGAAGCTCGGCGGGGCGAAGAATCGCGCGGCGGCCGCGATGCAGGTGCAGATCGGCGAAGGGCCGCGACAGGCCATCGTCGGCAAGGCGGCGACGGCGGGCGGGCTGGTCGACGCGTTCAACTATGGCGGCAAATACGGCACCGACTGGGAGGTCCTGGTGCTCGACCTTGCGGACCACCGGTGCCACGGCCTGGAAGGCTTTTACGTCAACGACAGCTATGTCGCGTTCGCCGGGGACGGACCGGTCGCGGGCTATAACGGGCAGCTCGAAGTCTATTGGCGGCCCGGCACCGAGAACCAGACGGTGCCGGCGATCCTGACCGCGCATGGTCCCGGCTGGACGGCGAACGACAATGGCGCGGGCGTCGCCCATGTCGTCGTCGCCTACAAGGCCGACGATCCCGAGGCGAAGAACCCAGTGTGGCCGGGCGGGCGACCACGCTTCCTGTGGATCGTGCGCGGCGCCTATTGCTACGACGCGCGCAAGGACGGCAGCGTCGGCGGCAGCGGCGCGCACCGGATCGACCAGCCCGCCACCTGGGAATATTCGGAGAACCCGATCGTCACCCGCTACAAGTGGGTTCGCGGCTTCTATGCCTGCGACCGGGTCGGCGACCCGACCCAGCTTATGATCGGGCGCGGGCTGTCCGCCATCGAGGCGCCGCCCGCCAACGTCTTTGCGCGGGCGAACCTGTGCGACGAGATCGTCGCCGGCGAGCCGCGCTATCGCGTCGGTGGCGCGATCAGCGCGACAGAGGCGTTCCTCGACGTGGAAGAGGATTTCGCGGCCGCATGCGCCGGAACGATCGTGCAGCCCGAGGGGTGCGTCGAGATCGATCCGGGCGAGGCGCGCGCGATCGTCGCGACCTTCACCGATGACGACCTGGTCGTTGGGTCGCGGGTGCGGTGGAACAACCGCATGCTGTCGATCGCCGACGACGAATGGGTCAACACGATCGTCCCGTCGTTCATCGACCCGGCGCAGAAGTGGACCGAGCATAGCGCGCCGGTACGCCGCGACCCGGCCGATCTGATCGCCGACGGCGGGCCGCGCGAGCAGCGGGCGATGCTGGGGTTCGTCACCTGGAGCAAGCAGGCGCAGCGGGTCGGGGAGATCATCCGCCGCCTGGGCCGCCTGCCCGGCCGCGGCGAAGTGACGCTGCCGCCGCGCTTCGCCAATATCGAGGAAGGCGACTGGGTCCAGTGGCAATCGGCCCGCCGCTTCAAGGGCGCGACGCTGACCTTCCGCGTCGAGGCCTGGGCATCGAACGAGAAGTGGCACCACACGCTGACGCTGCGGCAGATTTCGGCATCGGTCTATTCGGACACGGCGCCGCTCGACGACGGGTCGATTGCCTATCAGCCCCCGGCGCCGCCCGCGATCGGCGCGCCGGCCGTCGATTCGTGGACGCTGACCAGCGGCTATCAGGATGCGGGCGGGGTGCGGACGCCTGCCCTGATCGTGACGGGCGCGCTCGACGATCGGAACGCGCGCTTCGTCCGCATCGAATATGTGCAAGGCGAAGAGGCGCCGACGCCCGCGACGCAATGGACCGACGATGGCGTGACCGGCCCCGACGTCGAGCGCCGCGAGATCACGGTGGCGGCGGGTGGCACTTACCGGGTCGCAATATCCTACGTCGTCGACGGTGCGCGCGGCGAGCGCCTGATCCTCGGACCAGTGACGGCGGGGTTGTCAACCTATCCCGATGGAACGCCGTTAGAGGATTTGCAGCCGGCCGAGCGCGGTGCGACTGACGGCGCCGTGCTCGGCGACGAGGAAACTCCGGGCAATATCACCGACACCGAAGGCAACCCGGTTTCGGCGGACGACGTCGTCACCTCGCGGGGTGTGGCGTTCAACACCAGTCGTATCGGCCCTTTCACGACGGCCGAATTTACCGGCAAGGTGGCGTCGGCCGAGGCGCAGATCGCCGAGCTGCTCGGCACCTGGACGTCGGGAACCGCCATTGTAGCGGCGGCCCAACTCGCCGAGAGCAACGCCATTCAGGCCGCGAACGATGCGGGCGGCTATGCGTCGACGGCCTCGACCAAGCGGGACGAGGCGTCGGGGTTCATGCTCGCGGCGCAGGGATCGGCGACTGTCGCGAAGCTCGCGGCCAGCACCGTGGGGTTGACGCAGAACGCGCAATTCAGCGAAGGCCTTGCCGGCTGGGTCGATGGATATGGGAACAATGCCGACGACTTATACCCGTCGCTCTATGTGCCCGCGGAGGCGTGGAACGGGGCTGCCCATGTCGCGCTGAACGAGGGCGGGCGCAAGGACATGCGCGGGACGGTCGTCGCGCGCGATCCCACGCGCGCCTATCGGCTCCGTGCCCGCTATCGCAACGAGAATGCTGCCGCCGAGGTCTACGCGGGTATCGCGCTGTTCGGCGCCGCCGGGGCATATCAGTCCTCGCTTTGGCTATATAGCGCAAACCCCGCGCCCACCGGAGCGTGGGTTGAGGTCGATACCCCGATCGATACCGGAAGCCTGACCGGGTTCGCCAGCTTCGCGCCGTTCGTCATATCGACCGCCGGGCCGTGCGGCTTCGATTATTGCCACATCGACGACGTCACCGAGAGTAAAGCGGCGGGTATCGCGGCGTCGGTCGCCAACGCCAGCGCCGCCGCGGCCGGGGCGTCCGAAAGCTCGGCGGCGGCGAGCGCATCGCTGAGCGCCGACTATCGGGACCAGGCGGAAGGCCACAAGGGGACGGCGCAGGCGCAGGCCGGCATCGCGGCCGATCAGGCGGCAATCGCTACCGCCGCCGGCGCGGCCGCGACCGACAACAAGAACCTCACGGCCGCCTATCGCGACGACGTGCTCAATATCGCCGGCAATTTCGATTTCTCGCGGGGCATCGAAAACTGGAACCTTTACGCCGATCACACGAACGGCGGCATCAACGACGGCGGCACCTATTTCTCGTGGAGCGGGTCGAACTATTTTTATCGCCCCGGCGTCATCCGCCTCGTTCCGAACGTGCAGCGGTCCGTCTTCAACAAGACGATGATCCCGATCGATCCGAGCCGGGAATATGAGTTCAGCTCATTTTTCGGGGCCTATGCCGACACGGCCGGATCGTCCACTTCGTCGCCGCCCGCCATCATGTATGTGGGGTTCGTCGCCTACGACGCGGCGGGCAACATCCTCGATCACGGCGCCTACGGGTCCTATCGCTACTGCCTCGCTGCCGGCACGGCGCTGGCGCACAACAAGACGCTGGAGCCGAAGGTCATCGTCACCGGCGAGGGGAATGATAGCTGGACGAAGTTCCCGCCCGGCACCCGCTACATCCGCCTGATGGCGATCATGAACTACCTGAACGTCGCCCTCAACACCTACCTCGACTATATCAAGGTCGAGGACGTCACAGCCCGCCAGAAAGCCGCAGCGGAGGCTGGCATTGCCATAAACAACGCCGCGATCGCGGAGGCCGCGCGCGCGGCGGCGCAGCGGAGCGAGATCGCGACGGCCAGCCTTGGCAAGGGCTACCTCAATCCCGGCGCCAACTTCGCCGCGTGGGACGTGGCGGGCAACCCGCCCGAGGGCTGGAGTGTTTGGAATACGCTCGGCGGCAACAGCTTTCAGCGCGGCGACGTCACCCTGAGTCTCGGCCATGCCGTCTACCCCGAGGGGGCGCCATGGTTCTACCGATCGCAAGTCGCGGCGGGGGACCAGACGGGGCTGGTCTTCAGCGCCAACCTGCCCACGGGTGCAGGCACGTTCCTCGTCGAGGCCACCGCTCAGCTCGTGTCGGGCGATTATGGCGGGGCGGGCGTGCTCGTCTATTGGGACGACGGCGCCGGGAACTATCAGGGTGAAGATTACCTGCCATTCGCCTCTCATCCCGACACGAGTGGCACGGTAAGCGCGAGCAAGACGGGGCTGCGGCGCTTCAGCAAGAGTTTCACGACCCCCAGCAACACGGCCAGAATACGGCTCTATGCGATGTCCAACTATTCCGCTGGCATGGGCACGATGGCGGCCAAGGACATCGCGTGGCTCAAGTGCGGGTTGAAGCCCGCCGGCGCTACCGAGGCGATGGTCCTCGACCAGGCGTCCGTCCTTGCCACGCACGACACGATGCTGGCAACGCGGGTCATTCGGACGCAGGCCGGGCCGACCTCGGCCGAGGTTGCGTTCCACTCGCTGGCCAGCGGCGGCGGCGCGGCATCGCAGATCACGATCCGCGCCGACGAGGTGGCGCTCGGCGACATGACGAAAATCGCCCTCAAGGTTCGCGGGGGCGATGCGCTGTTCTCCGGCAACATCAACGCCGGGGGCGGCATCTTCGTCGGCGATCGCGCCATCCCCGTCGCGCTGCAAAGCTTTCCGATGGAGGTCTACGACGGACAGGCGGTGTCCTATGGCGCGTCGCTCGGCAACATTCCCGACATCGTTGCCGATTTCAGCGGCTTCGCAGCTCTGCCGGCAGGTCAAAGCTATGTCTTCCGCGCCGAGGGTCACACACCATCAGGCTTCACGGCGCGGGTAAAAACGCTGTCGTCCGCCACGCTCGCGACGGCGACGAACACCGGCGCGACGACGCCGGGCACCGGACCGACATTCCAGATGCGCAAAGCCGACGCGCGCGACGCCTATAACGGGCGCTATACCTTCGTCGTCACCGGCTCGATGTATCGCGTGAAACAGGAACTGATTGAACCACCCGAGACGGTCTACCAGGGCTATGTGGCCTTGCGCTTCTGGGTCCGCCCCGCGGGTGCGAGCAGCTGGACCGACTGCGGCGTCAAATATGTCGGGGCGTCCCCCGGTCCGACCGGCAATTACACCTATACCAGTGGGGTGCAGGTCGATTTCGGCGGCACGATCGGGCTCGATCCGACGAACACCGAGTTCGGCGTCAGCTTCGAAGGCGGCTGGTCGGGAACGAACACGCTGACCGGGCTCAACTCGGTCTCCTACCAATATCAGGTGAGCGGCAGCGAAACGACGGCGACGCCGGGCAACACCCCGCTGCTCCCCATCCGCGTGATGCCGAAGAACCAATGAACCTCGAAGACACCCTTCTCGCCGGCGACGTCGCCCCGACGGTCGATTATCCGTGCCGATCGTGCTGGACGCTGCGCGCGCCCTTCATGCTGTCCGCCTCGCTGCTGTGCTCGACCTGCGAAACCGATCAGACGCGGGCGGAGGCCGTGGCGTCGCTCGCGGAGCACCGCGAGGCGAAGAAGGCGGAAATCACCGCATGGCGCAATGTGCGCGACCTCGGCGGCGCGCCGACGCCGCTGGGCGTCATGGACAGCGACCCGACGAGCATCGTCAAGATCACCGGCGCCGTGCAGATGGCGCAGATCGCCATGCTGGCCGGCGAGCCCTTCTCGATCCTGTGGACCATGATGGACAACAGCAGCGTCCCGCACGACGCCGAGCAGATGATCGCGGCCGGGATGGCCGTCGGCCAGTTCATCGCCGCGAACCACGCCATATCCGTCGCCCTGAAGGCGCAGGCCGATGCCGCGACCTCGATCGGCGACCTCGATCTCATCACCTGGCCGGAGGAATAAGCCGATGACACCCGAAGAACAGGCTATCGCTGACTGGCAGGCGCGCGAGGCGGCCCGCCTTGCCGAGCTTGCCAAATATGAACCGCTCGCCGGCCTCGTCGACCTCGATGCCGTCAACACGGCGCTGGAAGCTGTCGACGCGCAGGTCAGCGACCTTGAAACGCGCAATCGCATCACCCGCGTTCGGACCATTCTGGCGTTCGACCTCGCGGCGCTGCTCGGCCGCCTGGCACAGCTTCAGGTCGCCGAGCCCGAGCCTGCGGCGCCGCCCGAGCCCGGACCGGAGCCCGAAGAGTGAGGGCGGCCCTGATCCTCGCGGCCGCGCTGCTGCTCGCCAGTTGCGACCAGTCCGAGGCCGCCGACGGCTACGTGTTCCGCGCCAAGGAATGGGACCGCTCCGAAGTCGTCGTGCGGAAGGTCGAGCACAAGTCCTTCGCTGAGCTGCGCGCGGCGCTGCCGGGGCGGATGAGCCGCGAGTGGAAAGACCTGCACGTCGCGCGCGGCGCATGGGGGCAGCTCCACGAAGACGGGTCCTGCACCATGCACATCATCAACCCCGAGGTGCGCTATCAGCCCGAATGGATCGGGCACGAATCCGCGCATTGCTTTTACGGGCCGTGGCACAAGTGATTACGCCGACAGAACTTGCTCTTGTTGAACGCCTCGGCGAATGCTGGACCGATTTCTTGGCACTGCCGAGGATGCATCCGGACGATCTGCGGGAGTTCCGTTCTGCGATCCATCAAGCACAAGAGAAGGTGCTCGCCCGCAGCACTCTCAGGCAGTTGGAATCGGTTTGCGTGACAGACGGCTCTGAGAGGATCGTTAGAGGCTCCTGTACGCCTTCTTAGGAACGGGCAACTGAGCGGTTGAGTGCTGCAATCTGTCCTGTCACAGACTGCAAAAGCTTTTGACGCGCTTCACCTGTTTTCTGCCCATCCCGGTGCCCTTATGCCGTCATAGCGGCGATATTCCCCTTTTGTTCGCTCGCATCTGCCGCCATTTC